ATACAAATTTTAAGATGAGACGGACTATGAATTAACAAAGAACCTACACAACGTTTCAAATAACGTTGAGCATTGTAATAAGGAATTATAACAGCTATTTTATTGTTGGGCTGCATCTTGTTTCAGGCTAATATCAACATTGTACAATTTTTTAATTTGGTCTCGAACTAGCTGATAAACGTCTTTAACAGTAATTTCCCTCATACAAGGTGGATATTCTCCTAAAGAAGTATTTTTACAACGTTCTGACCCATGTAAAAAACAAGGCGCACACTCCCGCTTACCCTGAGTCCAGACGGCATTTTTGTAATAAGCTAATCGAAATTTCGGTTCAAATGCTGCAAAAATACCTACTATTGGTATATCAAGACCGCCCGCTATATGTGCTATTCCTGTATCAGGACTGATTACTAAACTACATTTTGAAATAACGCCAACTAATTCTTCAATGTCTAACTTACCGCAATATGAAATAATATTTTTCCCGCTAAATTCTAAGTCAGTTAATGCGTCTAGTAATATGACTTTAATTCCTCGTCGCGCCAGAGCTAATCCCAATTGTTTATTATATTCAGGTAACCATGACCTTATTCTTGCACTAGCACGTAAGCCAAATCCAATAACCAAATGCTTTTCTAATTGCCACTGACGCCAAATTCTATCAGCCGTATCTTTGGCTCGTTTAGAAGGAATAAGAATTGGTTTTTTCTGTTCATCTGGAATTTTGCTTGAATCTATACCAATCCAATCAAAATAAACATCAGCCATGTGCATCTTTTCTGCTTTCGGATTAACCTCAACAGCCCCTCGAAAACTTAAAACCTGGTCAAATTGAGATAAATCTGCTTTCTCATGATAAACAAAAGCATGTTCAACCTGTCGAGTACAATTTATTAAACCTAAGTAAGGCTTATGGCCTGAAATAAAAATTCGAACAGTTGTTTCTAAAGAACGAATATATTGAGCGACTGGAAAAGTATAGAGAATATCTCCAATACCAGCATATCGGATTAATAAAATATTAGCATTTTTTAATTTATTGAGGTCAAGTTTTCTGGATTGTGTTCTTTCTCCTTGAATCTGTTTAGCGTCGCCTTTTTCTATAAGAAAATTACGTAAAGCTGATTTTTTCTTTTTAAATTTCTCAATATCTTCCCGGTTCGGCTCTACGAAAAGATTGGTACTCATTAATTCTTGGTAATCATCTTCTGTGACTTCAATGATGTCATCTTTTTTTATCACCTGTTCAGGTGAATGCTCTAAAGCTCCTGTTATACTCGAAGCATTTCTTAGCATGATAAATCGCATAGTTACACCATTCTCCTAATATTAGTTCATGAAGGAAAGCCGTTAAGCCTTCCCTCATGAACATCGCCGTATTTCCTTCCAAAATACAGTTATATTCTCACAATTTCTCTATCACATGGATTATATTCTTCACAACTACTCGGAGAGACACAATTGGCAACCACCATCGCATCTGTATTTTCAATTTGAAAATCAGTCTGCGAATACGTAGTATTTTCCCATCTGTCCGCCCTGGGTTTGAATTCCCAGTAAACATCGAATTTTCTCAGAAATACCGCAATTAGATTCTCAGGCACGACCAAGAAGATGAATGTTCCATCTTCAACTTCAACCGTTCCAGCGGTGCAGTCAATTGATTCACCAATCAGAGGTACACGAATAATTGGTACACCATAAGCAGTTAAAGTAATCTTGCCCGACAAAGCAGCATCACCCAGGTTTGTAGAACGTTCTGAAAGTTGTTCAATAAAATTCTGGTAAATCGTTGGGCTTACATAGAATCGGTAAGAATCAAATGCCATTAAATACTTTTTAGGCAAGGTTTTAATCATCTTGCTAAACAGATACTTACTGACATTCTTTCCGCCAACCTGAATGATATGGGCTGCTGGTGGACTCGGCGCCAAATCACCCATAGAAATACGATACCAGCCGTGATTAGCTTTCAAGAGACGTCCAACTTTTGTGAATGAAGCGGCATAGGTCGTGGGATCACCCATAATTCCCAGGTATTCTAAATCGGTACTCATTCTTTTCGCAAAAGACCGCATTAAGGTGTCTCTTAGTTCCTCTTTTTCAATATTCGATTGAAGTGCTTCCTTGGTGATATTAAAAGCACTACGAGTCTTAATACAGGTGTATTCGATTTTTGAAAGTGTTGGGTCATAGAGATAACCCTGCGTCTGTGTCGGCGTACTGGAATAAACCAGCGTGCTTTCTGAATTCTCAGTTGCCTTTTCAGTGACAGGCTCACCAATATTCAGTTTGTCAATTTCACCTTTGGGATTATCTGTCTTGATAATACGACAGCCTTGCTTTAATAGAATAGACTCGTCCACGGTTAAATCGACGAATTTATCTGCCTGATCAGGGTTCATTTGGCCGCCCTGAGCAAGCAGAGTCGTATCAATGGCTTTCTGAATCAGCTCATTGGCTTCTTCTTGAGTCATAATAAACCTCCTGTTTACTCAATGAATTATTGTAATTTCTGTGGCCAAATTCTTCCGGACCAAGCACCTTTTTCACGTTCATCAACGGTCAAATTCGTTGATCCAGTTACATTCTCCTCAATGCTTTTAATTCTTTGAGTCAAACCATTGAACGACTCTATCAATTCTTCAAGCTGTTTTGCAAGTTCAGGATATTTTGAAAGGTCAATCATTTTCTCTTTGAGTTCATTAACATCTTTAGTCAATCCCTCAAAAGAAGTGTCGAATTTTTTGACCCTTTCGTCAATCTCTGTAAATTTACTGTCATCAACAGATTTTGTTGAGTCAGGAGACTTATCAGAATCAACAGACTTTGTTGAATCAGTTAATTTCGCAAGTTCTGACTTAATTACATCTTTAATTAACTTAGTGATATAAGTCCCCAGGCTCGGTTTACGTTTCTTCTTTTCGTCATCCTTGCCTTCAACATGCAATTGCTTTTTATCATTATCTTCTTCTTTCTCAGGCGTCTTGTCATCGCTGCTTTCAGGAATCTTACCCAGTTCAAAAAATTTTTGAGCGATTTCTTCATCGCTTAAATCTAACTGTTGCAACTCCTCAAAAGCTTTTTCAATGACAACCTTCGCCTGGTCTTGTTTCTGTTCAGGTGTAAGTTCTGGCATCTTAATCTGGCCTCCACTTTGTTCAAAGGTTTGTAAAGCTTTTGATACATACCAACGAATTGCCTTTGCTTGATCGTTCATGGGCACACTCACCAGTGAAACCTCAACGACCTTCATTCTCAAAATATTATTGACAAGACGCTTGAGCTTATCATCCCATTTTTTAACGGCGTCCAATATCTTCATTCTTATTGAAAACTTATTTAATACCTCCTCTTTAACTTTCTGCCATACTTCGGGCACAGTTTTCGATATGAGCACTTTAACCCATAAGCCCTTAGAATCAACCTTCGTTTCGACCACTTTTCCAATTTCTTCATCCAGGTGATGATTTCTAAGAACAGTAGAATTTTCAAGAAGGTCTTTTTCTGACGCCTTGATAGCTTCATCAGTTATGCGGTCATTAATCAAATCTATATCATCAGTGGCTGCATAACCTTCAACATACCATTGTTCATCCTTTTCGTAATATTTCTTTACGTCAAGAGCGGCATCAAAAAAAATGTCCAGTAGTTTAGCTTTGTCTTTCATTGACATTGCCTCCAATTATGAACTATCAATTAAAAATAGCTGTTTTATGCTTACTATTCTTAGTAGACAGTTCATGATCTATCTACTGGACATCCTTAAAAACATTCTCATATTTTAGCTACATAAGTTTACATTTTTCCGATCTCCTCAAAAAACCTTATTATTAATAAGGTTTTTTAACTTTTGTTAATCTATTAATTTTATTGCAAATATAAAGTCATTTCTTTTTAATATAATATAAAAATATACATTTGTCAAGTAATATTTTGAATCAAGTTATAATCAGCTATTATTTGCGCCGTCTCTTTGAAGTCAGCACCATCCCAGGGAATGATGGTTTCCCCTTCAATAACAGCATAATTAGTACATCGGCAATTAACGACCTGTGCTGCCGAGCCTTCACCCACTAATCGTTGACCATTAGGAAAAAAGTCGCCTATTTTGACAATATGACCGTGATTAAGTCGATGTTCTTCACGAGTTTTATTATCAATAGTAGCCATCCAGCCATGCTTTTCAATTCCTGAACGGATATTGAAAATAAAACTGGCATCTGACTGCATACAAGCAGTTTCGGTTCGGGCTACCATTCGAGCACGTTTAGTATTACCATCAAAAAAATGTAGAATATCGCCTGAGACTGAACGTACTTTTCCGCCTCTTACGCCAGTTCCGCCCAAAATAGGATTCTTACCTTCAACAAAAAATGATTTTGTTATCTGGTCTTTAAGTTTTAAAAAGGTACTGTCTGCCCAATTTCCTGAAAGCAGATTAGCTCGTTTTCCGATAGCCTCTAGAATATCCTTATTTTTCAATGAAAATGCAGCCTCAGCCCCTACACTCAACAGTGAAATATTGCCAAAGATATTAAATTCACTTACATTATAAATATCCAAAGTATTTTGTAAAATACCCGTATCGAAATGAAATCCTGCTAAAGCTTCATCAACGGGCATTACTGATTTTAACTGCTCATTTTTGAGAATAGTAGAGTCATATATCCAGATACCATTATATAAATCGATTGTCTCAAAATCAATAAATTCTGGTTCATCCAGTTCTTTGGAAAAAGTCAACGGTCTACCAGCAGGAAACCAGCTATTTGCTTGTTCATATAATTGATTTCCAATATCATTTCTCTTATAGAATTGAAGAAAATCTGCCTGCCACTGTTTCATTATCCTGGCTAAAGCTTTTGTGTAATTTTCTTCTTTTTTAATGGCTGCCAGAGTCAATTGTCTTTTATTGACATTCCTGGAAGCTCGTTTTATCTTATTTACTAGGTCTGGATTCATAACTTTGCTAAAGTTGTAATTTATCTAATCAGTAAGTTCATTAAAAATCTAAAAAAACACTTAATAGATTTTTTTCTTTTTTGTTTTATTATACCTTCATCTTGTATTAATTCTATAAACCGATTACATTGCTCATCAGGTAATATACGATTAAAACGAGTATCAAAAAGTGATTTTTTGATCTGTTCCGTCATAACAAGTCTCCTATAAATTAATTTTCCAATTCAGCCAGGATTTTCTTGTATTCTGTCTGGATTTCTTCTAAAACTTTTTCCTCAGCGGGTACTTCGCCCAATTCATCTAAAAAGTAAATCTGATTGCCTACAATGATATAAGGCCGGTCTCCGCCTTTCTCAAAAGCTTGCTTGCCTAGAAATTCAGTGCGTACTTCATCGGTAGTCATCGCTCCCATATCTTTGTAAGTTTTGGCAATTTCCGCCTGATTTTTCTGGTCTTTAAAGTCAATATCATCAAATTTGAATAGCCAGCCTTTAATACCGAATCCTAATTGATTAACAATATCGAATTTAGCTTCAATAATTCGTTGCCTGGGTTCCAAAATAGACCGTTTATAAGTTTCATTCTGTGCCTCACCTGTACCAGAACCCAAAGAAGCTGTCTCTATAATTCCTACTCGGTGCGGCGGAACGCCATGTGCCACTAAAATTCTATCTCTACACTCATTCCGATATTTTTCAAAAGAACCTTCTTTTGTTTCAACCGATAACGGCTTGAATTCAAGTTCTACATTTTTATGAGGAATTGATAAAATAAGAGTTTTATGTGCTTTTCCTCTTATTTCAGTCCTGAAATACATCTCAATGAGACTTTTGAGTTCAGCACTCAATTTTGCACCTTTTACCAGAATAGCATATTGTGGGACAGCATTGTTTTCAAAGAATTGAATGTTGTAATCCTCAGCATTTCCACTGCCGATAATAGGCTTTAATGCTGAAATATAGTCCGGACCGCCATAATACTGATTGCCAGGTTTATAATATTTAAAATGAATAATCTCATTAGCACTTTGTTGAATGCCAAGACTATTCTTCTCTTTTCCTGTCTTAGGGTCAATAAAATTACGTTTTGTTATCTTTCCAGTATCATCTAAAACAATCTTATCACCAAAATTCTGAAAATAAACTGTCTTGTTATTCTTTTTCTGAAGATAGCCCTCATGATCTTCTCGAACTCGAATAGTCGTAACATCTACATGATATAGAGCAGCAGGATAGCCCTTGACATTTCGAGCAACTTCGATATAACCATTACCCGTTGTTTCTAAGTCAAGAGTCATTCGATTGAGCATTTCCAAAAATGGTATTGGAAAACTGCTTATCTGATAAAAGTTCTCAAGCTCCTCTTTTTGAAGCTCTTTCACCTGGGATTCTTTTAATTTCGGGTCTTTAACGACTTTATAACCCTGCCCAATGACATCCGTTGCTTTAGCACGCACGCAACGGCTATGTTCGGGATTATCGTCTAACAATTGAATAAGCGATGTCAGATTATATGGCGGTGCTACGCATTTATCCTTATCATAATTGAATGTATCGGGCTTAATTTGCTGTGATGTTATCTTATCATCGGTTAAGGCCTTTAATTGGTCGACACCTACAACATTCCCATTGCCAAGAATATAGCCAACATCAAGTATTTTTTGCTTTTCCATTACAATTCCTTTGTTAAGAATGAAATAGCTAAACTTACTTTACTGTATGCTCTACATTCTCGGTATTCTTAACGGCTACAATCAAATCCCACGTATTCAAAAGTGGCATATCTTCACTACTCAATTTGTAGGTTTTCCTGAAATCTATCTGAAAGCCAGCCCGTTCTAATTTAGTGGTCCACCAATAAGGTGTCTTGATTGTTACGTGAGACGGGTCTACTTTCCATGATTCTCGTTTTTTGTCCTCTTTTCCACCACGATTGGTGGCAGGAGATAACAAGAATATTCCTTCTGGATTGAGTATTTTGTGTATTTCAGAAAGAACAAAGGATACTTTTTGTTCAGGTATATGTTCAATGGTTTCACGACATACGGCATAGTCAAAACGAGTATAATTAAACAGAAACCCATTAAACCCTCGCGTGATGTCTAAACAAATACATGAATTGGTATGGGCGTGTTCAATCGCCCATTGAGATATATCTACCCCAAAGGCATATATGCCCATCTGTTGCCACCAATAAACCGCATTACCCCTGGCGCAGCCAATATCTAATAATGTCGCTTTTTGAGGAATATTTAAACCATGTGCAATTAATTCAGCCCATTTCTTGTGAAATGGTTGTTCAATTGCAAACGCCGTTTTGTCATACCATCCATAGTGACCTGCTTTTTCGAAATAATCCTGATTATAAAAATCAGAATCAAATGACGTAATCGTCCGGAATTCCTTTCCCATATTTCCATTCCGCCTCTATTGCATTATAAGCATAATAGAATTGCTCCGAAGCCTTGTTTAGCAGTTCTTCAACATTCGTTGAAGGGTCTTGCTTTTGTTCTCTTATGGCTTCATTTAGAAATTCTAATCCTCTACTCAACATTTTTTTGTAATAAACAATCTCAGTTACTTCCATTTAAATGCTCCTTACATACTTTTTGCCATCGTTCTAAAGAGGATTGCTGCCCAAATAATTGCACTCTTTTTTGCGCCCGATTCACAATCTCTTTATAATTAGGTTTTATTCTCAAATTTATTAACATTTCATTTATTTTATACGCATCTCCGAACTTCTGAATCGTCAGTTCAGGAAAAAGCCAGCCCTGACGATCTGTTTTAATCGTGCCGATACAAGGAACACCTAAAATAGCGCAATCGGTTGGAAAGCGCCCTAAGTGCCCTTTATAGTCTAAATAAACGCCACAAAAATGCTCTGAGACTCTCTTATAGAACTCTTGTTGATTGACTTTAGGAACCAGGTCAACATATTCAAACATTCCTAAATATTCAAGTTGTTCTCTTTTAAAAAACCCGCCACGCTCAGTTAACGTAAATCGCAATTCAGGAAAAGCTCGATGCAATATCATAATAGCATCTAAACAGCCTGAGCCAGCACAGACAATAATTTTACCCCTGTCTGCGTCTTGTTGGTATTGTGAAAAATGTTGTATATCAACAGGAAAACTAAGCCATTCAACAGGTTTATTCGTTAATGCCCTGACATAATCTGTTGAATCCATGCGATTAGTAGCTACTAAATTGCAATGATTCAAACACCAGTAAAAATCCCAGCCCCATACGCGGTCAAAAAATAATTCGATATGCCCATCAAGTAATAATACTATCTTTTTCTTCAAATCCTTGAGCTTTAATATCATCTTTTTAATAAAAGGTGATTTAATCGGATTAGCAATAATCACCACAATCTTTGCCCATAAACCGCGTGCGCCTCAATGACATGCGTCCACGCGGGCCAGGAATTAACTTTCTCTGGAAAAAGTTTTTCTATCCAGAGTAACTTGCCGTCTTTGTTTGGCACATTTGGACAGATAAAGGCGATGGGTCTATTCATTCTAAACTTTCCGTTGGCGTTTGACTCGAATTAATAGCCATATACTTAAGAGCAACCCAATCCGAATTTGTTTTTCCTATTTCTTTTAACCGTTCCATTTCAGAATTAAAAATTTCTACTTCCTGTTTAGGTGCTTTTATTTTTATCATTATCCAATTTTCATCAATTTCTTCATCCTCTGTATTATTGAATTGATTCCAATCAAACTCAAGCAATTTTTCATAAGACTCTAATTGTTCAAGTGTTTCAGGCATATAGTCAACCATACTTGGAATATCTATTTCAGGTAGCACATAGTCTCGAAATAATTCGGCATATTTAATTACATCATCTTCAAACCACAGATAATTGCGCCGTCTTGCAATAAGTATCATCTTGGCTTTACTAATTCTGCCAAAATTTTCAACCGTAATCCGCTTCCATTTTGGGTCTTCTTTTGCTAAATCCTGTAAACTAATTAAACGATGATTACCGTCTCCAACTTCATATATCTGTCTGCCGTCTTTTGTTTTTTGGTCAATTTCTCGAACGGCAGGTATACCCGCAGAGTTATCTTCTTTAATTGAATTTTTTAATTTATCTGCTTTTTCCTGGTCATCTTTTTTGTAATTCCAGTTAGCAAGAATCAATTGGTCTAAATCCACTTCAATTATCTCAGGCTCAATCATCCCAGACTACTCCACGTTTTGCCCATAAACTTGTTATATATTCTTCAAATTTCATCATTTGAATTATATTATGAATACGTCTACTTAAATGTGCTGACCCATCAACATCAAATCTATCAACACAATTTAGCAATTTCCCTTGTTTGCCCTGTTCTTGCCAATCAGAATGTTCTAGTTTACCATTCTGAAAATTAATTATGCGCCCCATTCCACCGCCCATAATAGCAGAAGTTGAATCCACTGAATAAAATGGATACTGCTCTAATACCCATTGGGAAGTCAATGCAAATCCATGTACTTTAATAGGAAAATATTTCTTCATAATCACCCAGCATTGATCCAACCATTTTTTAAATTTTGGTCTTGATCTTCCTAATTGAGCCATCCCACCAATTGCAATATATTTATAATTCTTACACAGGAATTCTAAAAAATCAAAAGGCTCCCCATGATGAAATGTCGGTAATGGTTTTAACCCTTTTGATTCCATATATTGAATATTTTCCAAAGTCTTTTTATGGTCGCCAATCACATCCAATCCAGCATAAACCTCAATCTCATTTTCCCATTTCTTAACAAATTCAATATAAGCGTCCAGATCAATCTCAACTCCCCTGGTAAAAGCAGAATAAGCCCCTGAATCTAAAAACAATCGTTTTTCTTTTAATTCAGGATTTAACCAGAATTGAAATGCTCCTTTAACAGCATCAATATCTGCATAGGATAAAAGTCTATTTCTCAGTCCTTCATTCTTAAATTGTATATCATAATTTTCATCCATCTTTTTTATTTCATCAAAATACCCAATTATCTTCTCGGTTTCT